GTCCCCACCATCCGGAATCGTTGGGTTAGTGACCCATACCCCGAAGCGGGTGGCGCCCATGATGTTACATCCGGTGATTTTCCACTCCGTGCCGTGCGTGGTTACGATGCAATCGTAGAAGTCGTGCACGGAGATGTTGCGCAGGTGCGTGCTGTCCCCGACGGTTATCAGGATTCCCGATCCCGCCGACGGTGTCGCGCTCGTGTTCTTGATCGCGATTCCGTCGAGGATGCAACCGCTGGCCGAGATGGTGACGGCCACACCCGTAGCCGACGTATAGATCAACTTCGTACCGAACACGGATGCGTCACGGTTGCCCTTGCCGTACCCAAGCAGGGTCACCCGCTTCGTGAAGGTGATGCCCGTCGCACCCAGTGCGTAGGCCCCGGGCTGCAGCTGGATGTACCCGCCGGCCGCCGGGAGTGCATCGTGAGCCGCCTGGATCGCAGCCGCGTCCTTCGCCGCGACCCCAGTAGGGACAGGCACCCATACCGCCTGCTGGGCAGCGGTGGGGATGAAGAACGCCCGCCGGTCCGCCACCGCCGGGTCGGACTCGTCCATCAACTGCCCCACCGCGACTGCCCTCGGCCCGTTCGCAGTCGCATACGCGAATCCTGTGACGCACTGCACCAGGGCCATCGGAGCCTCTCTTCGTGAACGGCGGGACCGGTCCCGCCCCGTGAGGGGAGTCACCCCAGCGGGACGGGACCGGAGTTAGTCAGCTTGCGATGACCAGCGGGACCGTGGTCACCGTGGTCGGTGAGGCGATCGTGGCCGGCGCCGTAGTCGTCAAGGTCGACCCGGACGTCCGGGCGAGCACCTTCTGCCCGGTCGCCACCGCACCAGCTGCGGCAGCACGTCCCAGGGTCACCCCCATCAGGGTCGGCGGCGTCGTCGCCTTGACCATGACCCCGACGTAGTAGATGCCGGTCGTCTGCACCGTGTACGGCGTCACCAGGGCGAGGGTCTTCGCCGTGTCCGCGGCCCACGCCGTGGTCGTCTGGTCCGCGGTCTGCCCCACCAACGCCGGGGTAGCCGACGTGTCGTACAGGGCAAGCCAGTAGTTCAGTGGTGTACCGGCCGCTGTCGCCCCCGAAATCACGGTCAAGTTGGTGACGACGTCGCCCGCCTCGAGGTACAGGGCAACCGACGTCATCACCCCCGTTGCCAGGGCAGCTGTGTCGCTGGCCTGCTGGGTACGGAACAGGTTCTTCCGGAGCCTGACTCCACCATCCAGCCAGAACTCGACGTCAGCCGCGGACACACTCTGTGGATTGGTCACTTGGTCCCTGCTTCCCGAACCGCACCATGGCGGGTCGTGGTCGTATGCCTGGGCTCGTCCGGGGCAGCCGACGCGGTCTCAACAGCACCCACCGACGTCGGTGCAGCCTCCTGCCGCTTCACCTGCGATTCGACACCCTCGAAGTAGAGCTTGTGCGTCTTCAGGATCGGGTCGCCATCGCCGACCAAGGCGCCCGCAGCCCACACCCGCGGGACACCATCGACCGTGAACGCGAAACTTTGAATGCACCGTTGCGTCATGGTCGCCTCCATTCTTGTCCTGACTAGTAGGGGTATAACGGGTCAGGTGACGTTGAGCAGAACGAACGCGTTATCGTTGACGGAGTCCGCGCCGGTCCGGTAGTACGCGTAGATTCCGCGTGACCCGGTCGGGCGACCGTTGGACCCGAACAGCATGGGAATCGGCTCGATCGAGAAACCGATCCGGTCCGTGATGACGTAGTTGTCGAAGTTACCGTATACGGCCATGTAGTTTTCAGCGCCGGAGTTGATAACGCCATCCATCGCCTCGCACCGCAACGCCGGTACGCCACTCAACTGCGGGGGCAACCCGTCCGGCAGCTGCACCCACAGGGCAGCGCCACCATTGGAGTCGAACTGGCGGATCAAGTTGTACGTCTTCCGGTTCGCCAACCACGCCGCGTTCGCCTGGTACCGCTCCGCCAACGCCCCGTCAGTCTTGTAAATGTCGCCGATAGCGAACGTGTCCGTCGTGGTGCTCGTCTGAATCACAGTCGGAGACGATGCGACCAGTGCGGTTACGATCCCTGTTGGCTGCCCCACTCCGGAACCGAGCGCGAACGCCGTCGCCTCCAACGTGTCCTTGCCCATGGCGAGGATGCGAGCGATCTCAGCGGTGGCGTTGGACATGTCCTGCAACGACTCGATCGATGCGGGGATGAAACCGGCACCCTTGTAGTTCGGGATCGACGGCTGCACGAACGTTGTCGAATCGTCAGAGACCTGCGCGGCCTCCGCATCCCACGACCACGACGCCTCCGTAGAAGACACACCGTTCCAGATATCGGCCGTGGCGGTGACCACCCGGGCAACCCTACGGATATCGTTCCGGGAACCAACGGACGTCAGGATGACCGTCGGATCCAACTGGAACGGCACAAGGAAACCGCCGGCCGCGTCCGTCAGGGACATGGCCCGATCCAACACCTGCCGTTCCTCCGTGGACAGTGCCTTATCGCGCCCCGTGATTACCTTCGTCCATGCCCGCATGTACTCCGGGCTGGACGTGACCAGTACCATGCGCGCCAACGTCGAGGACCGGTCGTCCCACGTTTCGAGGATGGTCGTGGCACCAGCACGTACCTTGTCGTTGCTCGCGGGCATCTTCTCGATAGCGGACAGTGCACGCGCCCGCAGTTCGGCTGCTAGTTCGTCGGGGCCGCGCCCGAACGTCCGAACCTCCGTGAGATCCCAAGGGTTACGGAACCGAACCGACTCGATCGAGTCCGGCTCGAGGATCGCATCCCGGTCGAAGTCTCCCAGCGCGTCCCTGCCCTGTGACCCTGATTCGGTGTGCCCACGCCGCTCCGCGTCCTGCGCGGACGTACGCAACGCCTCACGACCGACCCGGACCCGCTCCGCGTCAGCCTTACGGAGCAGGGCCTTACGGTGCTCGTCGACATCACCGAACTCCCGCACCAGGTCCGCAAAAATCGACTCGTCTTCGGGAGTCAGCTCCGCGCGCTCGCCCTTCGCCTGGAGCCGCTCCACCTCATCCCCGATGTCCTTCAGGCGGGCAACGGCCTGGGAGTGTGTCAATTCGATACCCATCTTACAGTCTCCGTCTCTGCGCTTCGGCTATGACACCTTGCCGGGACGTCAGCCAACGAGAGATCTCGCCGCGTAGCCCGGGAGGGGTCGTGGAGACACCGTGCGCTCCGGGAGTGCCCTGGCTGCTGGCCGGCGCCCTAAGGGCGTGGTCGGCGGGTAGGGCAACGCTGGGGTGCGGCCGTGCCGTGATGGTCGTGCCTTGCTGCCCGTCCGCGGCGTCCGCCATGAGGACCGCGCGGGCGAGCATGAACCGGGTGGCCGGCTCATTCAACCGGCCAAGATCAATCGTACCTTCCCGCATCGTCGCGGTAGTCCCCGCGTACGCAGGCCACACCACCGGGCCGACTTCACTCATCTTCAGCTCCAGCAGGGTCCGCAACAGCAACCCGTCCGCGGGCGGATGCCACAGGTACTCGAGGATCGCTTCGGGGTCCGTCAGTTTCTTACCGTCCGGCATCATCCACATGTCCCGAACCACACTGAAACGGAACGACATGCCGTCGATCGCGCCCGCAGCGATCGCATCCCGCACGGGTTGGATCAACCAGTTGTCGATCAGGTGACCCACGACCCGCAACCCCTGCGGGTCCTCCACCGGGTAGCCGGCGTCGAACGTGCCGATCGGGATAGACCCGATCAGCGGGTGGTGTCCGTGGTCGAACTGCATGCGGGGCGTCCGCTCCCGCAGGGACTTTTTGAACGCCCCGGGGGCGATGACCTCCCGGAACTGCCCCTCCCACGAGTCGATCAAGGTCTCTTGGTTGAACACCGCCCCGTACCCGTCGAGGGTCGACCCGTCCATCCCGTCGCCCATCCCGTCGGCGGGACCATCGCGGGTGACGAACGGCGCGACCCTGGCGAGGTCCTCGCGGGCGATCTCACGCACCGACATTCTGTCCTCCTGAGGGACTAGGCGTATCGCCCGCTACGGCCCCGATGGGCTGCAGCTGGACACTGTAGAGACCGGAGTGAGTGAGCGCGCTCCAGTCGTTAGCCAGGACCGCGGACGTCACCGAATCCGGGGTGAACCCAGCGTCGAGCAACTGCCGGATGGTCGCTGCCTCCGCGGCCTGGATGCTCGCCACATCAGATGCGTCGTCCCGTAGGAACGCGATATCCCTACCGTCGTACCACAATCGGGCGCCCGGCAACGTGGGGAACAGGACCGCGAGGGAACCGCACACGTTCCGCCACAACGGCCGGAACGTGCGGTCCGCGGTCTGCCGTTTCGCGGCCCCGTAGTTACCGGCGTTCAGGGATGATCCTGCCAGTCCCTCCGACATTCCCGCGACCACGGGGTGGATACCGGCGACCAAAGCCATGCGGGTCTCACCGCGCCCGACGACCCCGCTGTAGTCCATTTCTTTCATGTCCTTGCCGATGACCGTCACATCGGCACCACCACCCAAGTAAAGGGTTTTCCCTGCATTCTCCGGGCCTTTATGTGCGTCATCCATCGCCGCGACGAACTTCTTGAAAGTTTCCGGGAGAACGGATTCTTTCAACGACACGGCAAGGTTAGGGGTCGCCGCATTCTCAAGGAACGCCTGCTTATGTTCCGTCGCCTGATTGTCTGACCGGATTTCCCGTACCGCCGGGGTCCACAACGACATGCCCCGGAACGTCGCCAACGGGTCCGGTTTCGGCGCGAAATGCGCAACCTCCGTAGGTAAGAACACCGCCGGATCCGTCGTGCACCCCTTACCGCCCTCCCAATAGGCGTAACCCAACCGGCGCCACCCCACCTGACTGGCCTTGCCACCTACCATTATCACGCGCTTTTGTAGGATGATCTCGACCCAGTCCGGACGCAACCGAACTAGCTCACCATTCACCCGCACCCAGTACGCGTTTCCCGCCATGTCGGAATCAAGCAGCATCCGGGCAAGCAGGTCACCCGTCGTACCACCCTCCCAAGGTGTCTCGAGCAACGCCAGGTCAGCGGTACCGAACAGGTCCCCAGGTCGACCACCGCGCAATTGCTGCCACGCGAAACGAGCCTCCGAGAAAACATCCGTACGGATGAACTCCAGACCGGCGACAACGGGATTGTCGAACAATCCGGCAGCAACATACCCGACGAACGACGCGGGGATAGGCTCCACTGGGTTGTACGCGTACGTCGTCTGTATGCCACCCAGCGGGACACCGAACTGAGACCCACCAAACCCGAACTGCGCAACTTGCCCTAGGTAGTCGTCGACCCCGTACCGAGTCAGACTCCGGCCCCGGGCCGGTTCACTGCGGCGCCCGAACAGGGTCATCGTGCATCACCCCCACGATGCGCCCACTGGATCCACACCGACACGACCGCGCACACCACCGAGCCGACCCCCAGGCCGGCGGCTGCACCGACCCGCCCGCCGAGCGCTTCACCTGCCAGCACCAGCCCGGACAGCAGCATCGCCAGACCGACCAGCTCAATCACGGTAGTGATCGTGTCGAGTGCCTCCGCTCTCATCTCCATGCCACCAACGGCTCACGTGCGGCCTCGGCGTGGGTGACCAATCCCCACGCCGCGGCAGCGACCGCGATAAGCGGACTTATATCGACATCACTACGTTTACGGGCGAATGCCCACGCACCGTCACCAACGTCACGGCGGGCGGCCCCAGCCAGAGCATCCGTCAAGATCCGGTCACCACGATGCCATATCAGCGCACCATCCCCAACGATCCCGTCGAACAGCCCACCACACGCCGCGCCCATATCCCGGGCGCCCATCACCACCAGCACCCCAGCAGGATTAGCGTCCGACCGCACCACCAACCCTCCCCGAAGCAGCTCAGGCAACAGGGACGCGGCCGGAGACGCACCATCCAGCACCACACACACCGGGTCGTGACGCTTCACCAGCTCGAGCACCCGGGGGACCACCCACGCCACCCCCGGCGCATGCTCCACCAACGCGACGTGCATCGCACCATCCGCCCGCGGCCCCGCACCACCCACCGCAGCGGACCGCCGGTCCGGGGCCACATCGAACGCCAGCACCCGCCGACCCACAATCGTCGAGGTCGGATCGATCCTCGCCACCCAATCCCGCACGGGGATCGTCACCTGCCCCTCTGACGGTTCATCCCACACCCCCAAGCGCTCCCGGGCGAACGCAGCCGCCGACAGAGCACGCCGCTCTTTACCGATGAAGTCGAGGGGCACCCGCACCCCGACC